TGGCAAAATAATTGAATTGTGGGTTAAAGATGGACTTTCGTTTTTGAAAAATGTAAACGCTCAAGGATTGATCGCTAACGACCAAAAAGCATTTTATCAGTACAGTTTTCGTTCTCCGATGGCAACACCTCTTGCGTTTCCCCGGGAGAATGTAGTCTATACTATGATGAACCCTCAGAGTTATTCAGTATATGGAGAATCACCAGTTCAATCATTACTCACGGTGCTAGAAATTTTGGATCAAGGTTCAAGATTTAACAAGGAAATGTTCTCCAATAATAATGTACCTGATGGAATCATCAAGATGTTGAACGCTAACCGCGAACAGGCATTAAAATTCAAAGAGGATTGGAAACGACAAATTACAGGCCAACCACATAAATTAATGTTCACTAATTCCGATGCAGAATTAGTTCAATTGAATCTCTCAAACAAAGATATGGATTGGTTAGAAGGACAAAAATTTTATATGAAATTGGTGTGTGCAAGTTTTGGTGTATCCCCATCTAACTTAGGGTTCACAGAATCAGTGAATCGTGCTACTTCGGAATCTGAAGAACGTGTCACTGATATCTCAGCAATAGAACCATATCTCGATCTGTTTGAATCTACAATCAATTCAAGGATCTTACCACAATTATTCAACCAGACCCCGTTTCAATGTCCGTTAGAATTTAAGTTTGAAATCAATGATCATCTAAAAGAAAGATTAGAACGAGATTCTGCCCGACAAGACATAATCCAAGGAATTATCACAATTAATGAAGAACGAGACAGGAGAGGATTAACATCCGTAGAATGGGGCGAACAACCATTACAGTTTACATCTCAAGATAGAATCATGGATTCTAATTCGATGTATATGGGACAACCCACAAACAATTCTCAAGATAAACCAGATTCAAATAAAGATAATTCGGATCAAAAACAAAATTCTGCAACAAAAAAAAAAATAAAAATTACTGAAAAACGAGTACCTAATCCTGTAGCCATACCTCAGTTCGAACTTCATGCGATTAATGTATATGGTAGTTTATTGCAAACTGTACTCGATTATCCATTTGATGAATTAATTAAACTAATTGATATGAACACAACCAAAAAATCTATTAAAAAATCAGTACCAGATTTGTTGGAGATGATTACTTATATTTTCCACCCCCAACAAATTAGGGTTAAATTATATCCTGTCATAAAAACATTAGTCTCAAAAACAATTACTCACACCGAGAAAGAGCTGGGTATAGATCTAGGTTTTACTGAATCATTTAATTTTTTAACCAACACTTTGACTGATCAACAATTAAACGGATATGAGATTAGAGGTAATGATGGAATCATCAAATGGGATGGATTAAAAGGTGTATTACGTGGATACGAGACTCGGGTCAAAAAAATAATCCAAGAAGGATATAACCAATCCAAACCAACCCCTACTATAGTGAAAGAAATTCGCCAGTTACAACACGACTCAGATCCTACAGGATCAGGTCAACTGAATACAAAATATGCGGCTCAACGTATTGCTCGAACAGAAACGGTTAGAATGACTAACCGGTCTAAACTTAATGGTTATCGTGAATCTGGGTTGAAGATAGGTAAATCTCTCGCTGGACCGATAGATAATCGAACTTCAGATATATGTAAAAGAATGATGGCAAAATATTCTAATCGTATAATTCCATTATCTGAATCTTTTGTGGATGATGTCACAGGTGCTCGGTTCGACGCACCACCATTACATTGTCAATGCCGACACACATTGGTTAGTGGAAGTTTATCCCAAGATCAAGAATTACCTTTATCTCCTGAAGATGATTATAGAACAGTACTAGAAGAATTTTTGAATTCTCGTGGAGGTCAATAATATGGAATCAATCAGAGTATCGAATCTTGTGTTTATTGAACAAGTCAAAAAATTAAAATGAGATGAACAACGAACAGGTATTGCAATAGATCATCCGATCAGATATAAAAAATTATCTGAAGGAGTGTTGGAGTTAAGTATTCGTGATGTAGATATGGTAATGATTAGTACATTGATTCATACTCAACAACAATTATCTGAATCAGAAAATTTGGAATTATTGAATTTTGTAAACTCTTATCTTGAATCTCCAGAATCATATGAGGTATTGTAATGTCTTCGTCTAATAGTACCAAACCAATCCCAGATCAATATCGAGAGAGTTATTCTGATAATGCCAAAGCACGCAGAGTTACTTTGGTTGGAAGTACAGGGTTAGTAATAGGAGACGATCTTGCAACCGAAACAACTTTGTCTAGTATAGACGGAAAAGATTTTGCAACCGAAACAACATTATCAAGTTTATCCTCAAAATTACCTTCATCATTAACCACTAATAATAACCTAAAAATTAGTATAGAAGAATTAGAATCTGGAGTCAGTGTAAATTCTAATTCCCAACTCAAAACAACTCTGTTCGATAGTTCTGGTAACGAATTTAGTTCCCAAACTGATGCTAACGGAGGCCATTATCTGGGCACAACAATCAAACAAGCAGTATATTCTGATCCAAATAATTCTAGTACAACTAACCTATCAGCAGGTAATTCTTACACATTCACAGGTACAAGTACAACTACGTTAGGTGTGGCCGGTTTACAAATTAATCTCAAGACCGATCAGAACGCTACAATATATGTAGATCAGAGTGTAGACGGAACTAATTGGGATATTACAGATACATTCAGTTATTATTATTCTAAGGGAGGATTCAGCGAGACAATTCAAGCAACTAATTCCTATTGGAGAGTTAGAGTTGTGCTTATAGGTACAACTGCAACCACATATTTCAGATTGAATAGTATTCTATGTCCTGTAGTCGAAGCATTACCCAGAGCGTTGAATAATTATGGCAGATTAAAAACTTCGACAGGGATTATTGACGAAGAAACAGGAACTCGAGTAGAGGTAGATCAACTTAATAGTCTTAAAATGGTAACTCCTGTAAGATTGGTGGGGACACAATTTTCTGGTACTACCAAAGATACTAATTTTTGGACTGAGTCAGGAGTTGTAGGTACAGGATCTGTAACACAATCCGGAGAAATATTAATCTCGACAGGTACAACCGCAAATTCCTCGATAACTTATACTTCGGTGAGAACCGCAAGGAAAGTTACAGGTGCGTCGAATCAATTTAGAGCGGTGGCAAGATTAGGGACAGATCCTCAAGCTAATAATGTACGAAGATTAGGATGTTATACAGACACGGATGGTTTATTTTTTCAAGTGAGTGGGACTACATTTGGTGTTGGAGCCAGAAAAGGAGGAGTTGATACAATAGTTAATTCTGGATCATTCAATGGGAATTATGGATCTAGTGTAGTAATGGATACTTCGATACAAAGATTAGTAATTAATTACGATCATTTGAGTGCAAAATTTTTTGTGAATGGGATTTTGTTACACACCATAACTGCTTCTAGTACGGCTTACGCCAATACATTAAATTTCCCAATTAAAATGGAAAATACAAATAGCGGAGGTAACACAACAGATAATATATTTTATGTCAGATTCGCTTGTATTGTAAGATTGGGGAATTTAATTACCTCTCCCTTGTCTAAATATATCACAGCTAATAATACTTACATCCTGAAATACGGTGCAGGTAATTTACAAAAAATTGTTAATGTGAACAATGCAGGAACTATTACAATATACGATAACATCTCAGCCACAGGCACACCTTTGGTTGTAATCGATGGTGGTAAAATATTAGGTTCGATTGCATTTGATATTCCATTTTATACAGGGTTAACTGTTGTAAATTCGGGAGCCAGTTTTGTTGTGGTCTACGAATAAGGCAATCTCTGTTTTTATACTTCTTTTTCTTAATGGGGTTTATGATTCAAAAAAGAATTAATTTATTCATGCCAATTTTCAAATCGAATTCTAATGCTTCAAACAAATATTATGCTGTACTCACAGATGATAGTATAGACCGTGAAGACGAGATTATGGACGAACAAGCTTTCAAATATATTGTGAACTCGCAACAAATATTACCCGCCTTAATGGATCACGAAAATAAATGTATGAATCTTGTCGCTAAATGGACAAACCACCAGATCAAAAAAATTAACGGAAATCATTCTCTTATTTCTCAACCTGAATGGATTGAGTCTAATCCTAATACCCAAATTATTCGAGGTATGTTAGACGAAGGTGCACCGATGGGTATTTCGATCGGAGCGATTCCAAAAAAATCTATTACAAAAAATATCAATGGTAAAAATTATCGGGCATACACAGAGATAGAATTAGTTGAAGCCAGTTTTACACCGGTTCCAGCTAATCAAAATGCTAAGATAATCGCACTTGCAAAATCGATTCAGTTTGAGGAAGAAATAGAAATAAAAAATAAAACGGAGGTCAAAAAAATGGAACAACCACCAGAACAAAATAATCAGACTAACCCTAGAGACGCAATGAATGGTGTAGCAACAGGATCTTATGGTGCTCAAGCTAACGAGATCATGGCAGAAATGTTGAGACAAATGCAACAAGTAATGACCAACATGGCTAATTCAGTAAGCGAATATAAGACTATTACCGAAGAATTAGTTGAGTTGAAAAAAAGTATGATCACAGAAAAAACCCAACGAGAAAAAGAGTTAGAAATTTTGAAAAATGTTGAACTTGGTAAAACCGAAGGCAACAGTGAAAAAAAATGTGATACTAAAAAATCTGAGACTGAAGAACCAAAAGAAGATTCAGAACAAAAACCTGAATCCGAGGAAGAAAACAAAAAAGAAAACAAAAAATCAGTATCAGATTTATTAGATATGATTCAAAAATAAAATATAAAGAGGTA